TATGAGAATCGATACAGAATTATTAGATCTAGAAATTAATAATGAAGAACAAAGAGAACTAGGACCACTTAAATACTTATCAGAAACAACTGGTGAAGATATGGGACAAGTTGTTAATTGGTTCTTATTATTAATTATATTTGTATTCGATCCATTAGCAATTGCAATGGTAGTAGCAGCCAATTTTGCATTTACTCAAATCAAGCCTAAAGAAAAAGATTATAATATTCCAGAAGAGGTTCCTGATATGAGAGAGCCTTTAGGTGATTGGGCAGATCAAGAAATAGTTATTGAAGATGAAGAATTAGATCAAGAAGAAATGATCAAAAAAAATGAAGAAATTTTGGCTACACCTAAAGAAGATATTTATGAAGAAAAAAAGCCTCCTAAAAAGGTAGGTAAAACAGGTTATTGGTAATTAATTAAAATAAATAGTTATGGCAAAGAAAAAAGTTACACATAAATTCAAAACAAAAAAACGAGATGGCAGAACATATATGCTATGTAGAAATAGTATTCCGGATCAAACATATTGGGCATGGCAGTATCTAGGAGACAAGCCTAGATGTAATGAGTGGTCTGAAATAGGAGAAGGAGCTACTGCAGTATTATGCTATAAATGTGTGTCACAAACAGTGGGCCCACCAGATATAAAAGGTGGTTATATTTCAAAAGGCAGACCAAGAGGTTGGCAATTTATGAAAGAGTTTGTTGATCCTCAAGGTAATGTATTTCATAAAGGAAAGGAACAGCTAGAACTTAAAGGAACATTAGAACCTACTAAGATTGACAGAACACCTAAAAAGAAATTATCTAAACACGAAAAAGATGTGTTACGAGAAAAGATATTAGAACAAATGGCAATGGTTAGAGGTAATCTTAAGAAGGCTAAATGGAAGAAAGATATTAAATCAGGCAATTCACAAATGAAAAGATTAGAACGACAATTGAAAAAGGTTCGATAATATTTGGACGTACGAAATAATTTTATTATATTAAAATAAATTAGAAGAAAGATATGAGTCTATACGAAGAACAAGAACCAAAAGAACCATTAGTGATAGAAGAACCTCAAGGCAAATTATATGAGGCATTACATAATCAATTAGGAACATTATTAGATTATGAAGATTCAGTAATCTTTATTAATGATGAAATAAATGATTGTACATTAACTGATTTTATCATTCGAATGAGAAGTTTATTATTACACAGAAAGAATAAAAATGCTCCAGTTAATTTAATGATTAATAGTCCAGGCGGAGATATATATGAAATGTTTGGAATTATTGATTATATAGAAACACTAGATGTTAAAGTAAATACAATATGTAGAGGAAGAGCGTTTTCAGCAGCTGCGATAATATTAACATGTGGTACTGGGACAAGAATGATGAGTAAGAGATCAACAGTTATGTTCCATCAATCATCAAGTTTTCTAGGAGGTAAAATGAGTGATATAACTGCTTTTCTAGATAATGTAAAGAGTTTAGAAAAGGTTATTTACACTATGTTAGCAGAAAAAACAAATAAAGATGCTGAATGGTGGAAAAATAAAATGCGTAGTGATTGCTTCTTTACGGCAGAAGAATTAATAGAAATAGGTGTAATAGATCAAATTATATAAATTATGAAATTAACAGCAGAAAAAATAGTAGAAAATTGGGAAGCCTTAATGAACATTATCGATGATAATTTTACAGGCGAAAGAAAAGAAAAACTTAAATCAATGTATTCTGATTTAGAAGAGAGAATGTGTGTACAACCAGCATCGAGTTTCGATCATTATCATAATGCATTTGAAGGAGGTTATGTAGACCATGTTTTAAGAGTTATTAAATGTGCTCAAAAAGTTCATTCATTATGGACTGAGATGGGAGCTGATATGTCTGGGTATACAAAAGAAGAATTATTATTTGTAGCATTAAACCATGATATAGGTAAAATGGGATTTCCAGGAGAGGGGAATGAAGTATATATTCCTAATGATTCTGAGTGGCATAGAAAGAATCAAGGACGTATGTATAAGATTAATCCTAACAACCCTTTTAGCCTCGTAAATGACCTATCTATTTGGTTATTGCAACATTATAACATTAGCATCACTTGGAACGAAATGCTAGGTATAAAATTGACAGATGGGTTGTATGATGAATCAAATAAACCTTATTTTATGTCAAGAACAGCAGATTCAAAATTAAAAACTAATTTAGGATATGTGATGCATCAAGCAGATGCAATGGCAGCTAGAATTGAATTTGAAATGTGGTATAAAAATAAGCCAGTTCAGTCAGCGCCAATTAAAAAACAATATGCAAAAAAAGGATTATCTGATAGTGCAGCATCAGTTAATGCACAAGAAATGTTTAAAGATTTATTTGGAGATAAGTAATGGTAACAGCAATAATAATATTATCAGTAGTATTAGCAGTTTCAGTTTTTGTAAATATTAATCAATTACGAAAACAAGAAGCACAGTCAGAATATATCGATGATTTAGAAAATTCAAATACTAAGTATTATGATTTTTATAATACATTAAAAACTAAGATTGGAGAATCTAATTCTAAACTTAGACAAATTGATAGATTAGGATCATTTGAAGCCGATGATGAAACCGGCTTTATTTTTAAAGAAATGCAAGATATGTTTGATGAATTACAAAGAGGTATTTAATGGAAGAACTAAGCCCAGTAGAGAAATTTTATGAATGGCATGCAGCCGAAATGAAAGACCTAGAAGAAAATGGCCCTAAAAAGCGTAGAGGTCGTAAGCCTAGCAAAAAACAATATTTTACATACATAACAGATAAAGCGATTATAGCATATAATTTTGAACCTAGTTGGGCTAAACGAAATAAAGTATTTCGTGAATTTATAAATTATCCATTTAATAAATTAGTTGAAAATATATATTTTACATTTCGTTTTAGTTACTTCGATGTGCCATATGAAGATATTAAAGCTGAGGTGGTTGCATTTTTAGTGGAGAAGATTGGTAAATTTAAAGAAGGTAAAGGTAAAGCCTTTTCCTACTTCTCCATTGTTGCAAAAAATTATTTAATTATACAAAATAATGCAAATTATGCAAAAATGAAACAACGGTCTGATTTGTCAGCTGTTGATGATAATAGAAATATACAAGGAGAACAAACTCGTAATGATCATCAAGAGTCTCTTAAAGATTTTACCGACCAATGGTGTTCTTGGTATGATAATAATCTAAATGCAGTATTTTCGAACAAACGAGATATAATTGTTGCAGATACTATATTAGAATTATTTCGAATGAGAGATAATATTGAAGACTTTAATAAAAAGGCTCTTTATATTCTTATAAGAGAAAGGACACAACTTAAAACTCAGAACATCACCAAGGTTATTAATGTAATGAAACGAGATTATGCAAAAATGTATCAAGTATATTCTCAATCAGGACATATAATTCCTGCCTTCAATCTACCGAACATAAAGTAATAGTCCTTATATTTATATAAAAGGGCTTATTATGAGTACAGAATTTGAATTATTTAAAGGTACTAATTTTTCTGATTTGATGCGTGATATTTATCATAATTCAAAAAAGAAGTCACGACAGATAGATTCGTTGATTAAAAATTTAGAACCTATGATAAAAAACACCGGCGATGCTACCGTCGTTGTTCCTATGATAAAAGACTATTTAGAAGTATCTGTTAAGAACGATGATGCATTAGTAAAATTAGCAGCTGTAGTACAACGTATCATATCAGCTAATAGTAAAGATGATGATGGCAATGAATATGGATTAACGGATGAAGAAAGAGCTAAGCTATTAGAAGAAGCGGAAGCTGAAATAGAAAAATTAAAACCAGAACAAAAAGTAGAAACGGATGGCAAACGCGAAGTTCGAAGTAGCACAGGTATTACAGACCTGGCTGCCGACACAATACAAAAAGACTAAATCTCTAGAGACATCTTTAGATCTACCTCCTGGCACTATACGTGTAAGGATGGCTGGAAACGCTACACGTGAAGAATATGCATATCCTGCAGATCCTAACAGAATGCCTATACCTTTATATGGCGAACAAGTATTATGTATACAACAACCGGATGGAAAATCAATAAAACGTGGTCAAAATAAATGGTATTATACTCAAGTAGTAAATACTCATGGTAATGTAAATAATTCTATCTTACCATTCTTGCAAGATTTAGGAGCTTCCGGAGGAAATTATGCTCCAACTCCTATAGTAAAAACCGGTGTTGGAAAAAAACCAAAACAATTAAGTTTCAAAGAACAAGATATTGTTTATATACAACCATTCCAAGGAGACACAAACCATCCGGATAGATTTGGAAGTATTTTAAGATTTTCATCAACTCATTTACCGGCGAAGACATTATTTTATAAAAAGAAGCCTTTCTGGACAGGAGCAAAGGAAGGCGATCCTATAGTAACATTGACATGTGGTGTTAAAGATGCCAGGACTGGTCGTAGTATCGATAAATACTATGCAATTGAAAGTCCAGATGATGATTCTTCATTTATTTATCTTACATCATCACAGAAATTTAATAAATTTAAATTAGCACAAAAGAAACAAGGGGCACAAGTTGATAATTTAAAAACATATTCAAAATCACAAGTAATTATAGGAGCTGATAGATTATTATTTAATGCACGTAAAGATGAAATAGTATTAGTATCTAAAAAAGATGTTAAGATTGCAACTCCTAAATGGCAAACTGATATGGATGAATTTTTTACTCAAATGCTAAAATTGATTGAAGAAGTGATTAAACAAAATAAAAATTTAGAAGCTGCACATAAGGAGATAGGTAAAGTTGCTCAATCAAATGCAACATCAATACACCCAACAGGTGTTGGTCCAAGCGGACCTCCGGTTAATGCCGGTGCCTTTGTTGCATCAAAAGGTAAGTCTGTGTCAAATTCAATGACTACAAAATCAATTCGAAAGAAAATCGAAAAGATCAAATCAGCAATTAAAAAGATGGAACAATAATGCCATTAACTCCAAAAAGAATTCCTCTTCAATTCGAATTGACATCGATATTAGAAAACCCTAATGACCCATTAACAGGAAAGAAATTGGGTAAGGCATTATCGAACTTTTCAAAAGGGGTACTGCCACCTACCTTAGGAGTTTTTACTGGAATATATCCTGCAGCTGCAGCATATGATTCAGCTCCACAATTTGGAAAAGTGAAAGGGATAGAAAATGCTATAAACATATTTGCATCATTTAATGCAGCAGGTATGCCATCAGTTATACCAGGGTTTGTTGGAACTCCACCGCCGCCTATTTTTGGTCTACAAAAATTATTTGATATAGTTAGAAAAACAAACGGAACACCAGCTGATTTAGCTAGGGCGTTGTCATTTGCTATATTAGCTAATTATACTTTAGGTACTTCAACATTTACTCCATTACCTGTATTTATCCCGACTTGGAATATTCCAGTAATTCCGGTGGCAATCCGTGATGAAATTGATCAAGGAAAAGCAGATGCTAAGATGGCATTGGGTGCTAAACAACAAGAAGCAATTGATGATAGTAAAGACTACCGTTCAGGACCAGATGGTATATTAGGGACTGATGATGACTTAACAGGACCGGAGCGTGAAGAATTCTTCGATCGAATGAATCAAGCTGAGTAGTAAACCTAGCCTAAATGCCAGCTTAAACATATTTATTAAAAAGGGAATTTACTATGAAAAAAGACGGATTCGTAAAGTTATTACGTAGAATAATTAGGGAAGAGGTTAGTAATGCCGTTAAAGCAGAACTAAAACCTTTGCTAAATGAAGTTGATATCAAAAAAGATGATATTAATCTTCATGAAGTTATGGACACTCCTAGGACAGTTAAGCCGCCGGTTGCAAAGAAACAATTTACAAAAAACCCGGTATTAAATGACTTATTAAATGAAACTGCAAATTCTCCAGTTAGTCAAGAATTAACAGATTGGAGTCAAATGGAATATAAATCATCCATGGCAGAAGCATATGGAGAACCAAAACAAAATATGGCTCCAATGAGACCACCAGTATCTAAAGGAATTAATGGAGAAAGGATTGATATGAATAATGAAGCTGTTGCTAGTACAGTAAATGCAATGACAAGAGATTATTCTGGATTGATTAAAGCAATTGATAGGAAAAATGGAAAGATGGGAACTACTAAATAATGGCTAGACCAGTATATCAATATAGACCAATAAATGATACACCCGATCAAGCGATCGGAATATTATTGCCTTTGAATAAAGGTGCTGCAGGAAAATCTCCTACAGCTGATTATTCTAATGCACCATCATCAGGTCTAGGAGTATTTGAATCTTCATTCACGACAAAAGAAGCAGTTGTATCAAATCTAAAAAATCTGATATTAACTCAGAAAGGTGAACGATTTATGCAGCCGACATTTGGAACTAATATACGAAAAGTGTTATTTGAAAATAATACTAGTGAAATACGTGCTATATTAAATGATACAATTGAAGATGATATTAAATATTGGTTGCCATATGTTTCTTTAAAGAAGACAACCGTAGAACCATCGGCTGATAGACATTCTTTGAATATTAAGTTAGAGTTCCGTATTACTTCAATAGGAGCAAATGTAGTAATTAATGTTCTAGCTAGTGAAAATGAATTTACTGTTACAGATATTGCAGAGGATGTATTAACGGAAGTAGGATCGTTTAATACTGATACAGCGTTTGGTCTGGGAGCAGGCGGAACTTATTAAGAATAAAAGAGAAGGGCTAACTTATGGCAGACTTAGTTAAGAAAGATGTAAAATATTTAAATAAAGACTTTGCACAGTTTAGACAAAATCTAATCAACTTTGCAAAAAATTATTTCCCAGATACGTATCAAGACTTTAATGAATCTTCACCAGGTATGATGTTTATGGAAATGGCAGCATATGTAGGTGATGTATTATCATACTATACAGATACTTCCTTTAAAGAATCAATGTTATCGCAGGCTGAAGAATCTTCTAATATTTTGATGTTATCACAATTATTTGGATATAAACCAAGATTAAATACGCCGGCAACATGTAATGTTGATGTATTTCAATTAGTCCCAGCAAAGGGAACAGGGGTAAATGCAGTACCGGATATGGCATATGCATTGACAGTAGCAGCTGGGATGGAAGTATCAACAGATACCGGAATTATATTCCATACAGAAGAGCCTGTTGATTTTAATCAAGACCCAGAAATTACAGTATATGAAATAGATGTATCTGGTAATGTTGCTAGATATCTTTTAAAGAAAGTTGTTAAAGTGATATCAGGTGAAATTAAAACTGCAACATTTGATTTTAC